GGCGTAACAAGAAACTTTCAAATGGGTCCTAGCACTGGTGGTGGAAACACTACTATTGTTAATTATATTACAGAGTGTGATCCTAGTGCTTTAGGTTGGCAATATCATAATTTAAATTATAATGGCAACGGAGCACCACAACCAGGTTCTATAATAGGAAATAATAATAATGTGTCTACAGCTTTTTCTGCTTTGTCAACGTTAAAGGTAAGTAAGTTTCCTTTTGCCACAGCTTTAGCAAGTGGTAGCAATATGACTGCCGAAGATATATTAGCTGAATATTTAGGCCAAAGAGTAAAATTCCATGATGTTAGTAATCCTAATTATTATGGAATTTTTGATGTAACTGGAATAACAGTTAATGGCACACACAGCGACTTTTTTGACGTAGCTGTTACACATGTGTCAAGTAATAGTAGTTGGAACTCTAATCCAAGCGGGGCTACTCCTGCTGTTCCAGCTGTTTACGTATTAGAAATATGGGTTGGTCCAGATCAAGGTGATAAACATTTTACACATACGCAACAAAATGCTTCATCAACCTGGACTGTAACTCACAATTTAGGAAAATTTCCTGCTGTTCAAGCTGTCGTAGGTAATACAATATTTATACCTGACGTTGAACATATTAATAATAATCAGTTAAAAATATACCTCTCTTCTGATAATAGCGGTAAGGCGTATTGTAACTAAAATAATAACAATAAAAACAATAACAAAAATATGAAATTTTTAAATCATTTACAATTTGAAGAGAACGAAGCTAGAAAAATGAAGCTCTACAGAGTTGGTGCAACTGGTTATACACCTAGTGTTTCTGCTGCTGGTAACGTAATATTTGATACAGGTGACAGTATACCAAAATGGTGGGACGGTTCTAACTGGAGAGACTTTTCACACGGTACAAGTGGAGGTGTATTATACGATCTATTAGTAGCACAAAATAGTGGTAGCAATAATAATCCTATACTTAGATTAGATCCTTCTAGTGGTTCTAACGACGATATAACTATAACAGGTGGTTCTAATGTAACTGTAACAAGAACTAGTGCTACAGGCATTACTATTGCAGCTACAGATACTAATACCAACCAACTAACAACATTTACTTTAAGAGGTACTACAAACACAAACCCTACAACAGTAAATCATAACGATACAATAACAATAGCAGCTGGAACTGGTATTACTACTACATCAACTTCAGATGGTGTTATTACTATTGCAAACACGGTAACTAACACAAATACTCAAAACGAATATTCTGTAAGTATACCATCATCAACTACAAAGCTTAGATTATCTGGTACTGGTGCAGCTGGTAACACAACAGATGATATTGAGTTTGTAGGTTCTGGTGCTACAACAGTTACTAGAACAAACGATAGCAAGTTTACTATTAGTTCAACAGATACTAATACTACTTATAGTATGATGACTGCAACTACTCTTGGTTTAGGTAAACTGTTTAGTAACACGACACAATCAGTAGCTGCTAACTCTGTTTCAGAAACTTCAAGTAGAACTTATGGTGTTCAAAAGAACTCATCTAACCAATTAGTTGTAAACGTACCTTGGACTGACACAACTATAGCTAACACTAACACTACGTATGATCTTTCATTAGCTAGTGTAAGTAGCAACGAAACTGTATTAACTTTAGATGCTTCTAGTGGTGATGATGATACTGTAAGTTTCAAAGGTACAACTAACGAAATTGCAATTACAACACCTGCTACTGGTGATGCTGGTACAGTTCAAATAGGTTTACCAGACGATGTAACAATTGGTAATGACTTAACTGTTACTACTGATTTAGCTGTTGGTAATGACGTTGTAATAACTGGTGACTTAACTGTTAACGGTACAACAACTACTGTAAACTCAAACACTGTAGAAATTGGTGATTCTATAATTACTTTAAACTCTGATGAAACAGGTACACCATCTCAAAACGGTGGTATTGAAATTGAAAGAGGTACAGCAACTAATCAATCGTTATTATGGAATGAAAGTACAGATAAATGGTCTACTTATAATGGTTCTAGTTATACTCCAATAATACAAGATCTTTATAAGAACTTTACCGCTCAATCAGGTGGTACTGCAACAGCAAACTCTGCAACTGATACTTTAACTTTAACTGGCGCTAATGGATTAGCAACTTCTAGATCTGGTGACACAATAACGTTTACAGCTGCTACAAATGTTACGGCTGCAACTATTGCCGCTGCTGATTTTGGATCAGGAGAAACAACAGCTACTATAACGCACAATTTTGGCACAAAAGATGTTATTGTAGAGTTATGGCAAGTTGGTGATACTACAAACTCAAAAGTTGAAGCTAACGTTACTTGTGCTACAAACACAGTTGCTGTTAGCTTTTCAGTTACACCAACCGTTGATGTTAGAATAGTTATAATGGCAGCAAAAGTCTTAGCTGATAACTCAATAGCATATTCAGAATAAACAATAATATAAATAAAATTTAATAAATGAAGTTTTTAAACGATGTAGAAATAACGGGTAGTGGCGCAGACTTAAAATGTGCCGCTTCCGTTACTTTTTCAGGACTTTCCAGTAGTTCTCAAACTACAGCTGTTGTAATAAACAGTTCTGGTGTTCTTAGTAAAAGAGCTTTAGGTAGCAATGCATTTAATAGCACAAGTTTTTTAACTGCACATCCAGCTGTTGAAGGTACAGCAATAGAAGCTGGTGGTTCTAATAACAGTGGTAGAACTTATATACAAGACATAACTCTTGATGATTTTGGTCATGTTACAGCTATTGGTACAGCTACTGAAACAGTAACAAATACTAATACACAAAATGTTCACACATTGTCTTTTGTAGATAGTGGTAGTAATTGTATATTAAGAAATACAAAATCAGGCGCTTCTGAAGGTACTGCAGACTTAACGTTTGTTGCTGGTGATGGAATATCATTAACACCATCTGGTTCTAATTTAACAATAACAGCTTCAGGTGGTGGTGGTGATAGTAACGCTGGTACTTACAGAGGTTCATTTAGACCTGCCAACACTGATATAATATCAAGTGGAGGTAATACTGGTGTAAAAAACACGGTAAGTTTTGATACAGCTGTTTTTACAGCATCTGGTATAAGTGTTAGTTCTGATGAAGAAACTATAGGCCAAATAACAGTAGCCAACGCTGGTATATATCAAGTAGCTTTTAATTTTGCTTCAGAAAATCACAATACTTTAAATAGATTATTAGTAGGTGCAGAGTTACAAGTAAAAGGTAGTGGTGATGGAGCAGCGTTTGAAGCTATACCTGGCACTAGAGTATTTAATTATAATAGAGGTATACAAACAAGTAGTGGTGCAGCCGCATGGGGTACTATTTTTGAAGGTAGTGCTAACTCTACTATTTTACATTCGTTCTCAGCAAACGATGTAATAAGAGCTCAGTTTTGGATAGATGGTAGATCAACTAGTGCTTCTGGAGCAAAAACATTAATAGCAGGTTGTAGATTAAGCTTGCACAACATATCATAGTGTAAATTACTCACTATTTTATGTAATACTATAAATAGATAAATAAAATTAACTTAAATTAAAAAAAATGGCAAAAAGAAAAACACCTAAAAAAGATAAAATTGTAGACTTAAAACCAAAAGCTGATAAGCTTGAAGAAAAAGAGCTAGAGCAACTTCAACAGCTAGTTAGAAGCATAGATATGCTAAACATGGAATTAGGTAGATTAGAAACTCACAAGCATGCTAAATTACACGAATCAGCTGGTTTGCAAGATTCACTAAAACTTATGCAAGGCAAACTTGAAGACAAGTACGGTAAAGTTGATGTGGATATTAGAACAGGCGAGCTTAAAGAAACTGAAGATGGACAAGCTAATTCGTAAAATATCTATAGGTAAAGATTATAAAAATGACGCCATGCACTATGCCGTTGGGCAAGAAGTGTATGGTGGTCATAAAATATGTGATATATTAGAAGAAGAAGAAAAATTTTCTATATATATTAAAAAAGCAAATCAAGTTATACCTTGGAAAGATTTTAATAAAAACATGGCAATATCTGTCGAGTATAATTTAGAATACTAATGAGAAGTGTATATGGTTTTGTTATAAAACCAATAGGAGAAAGATATAATAATACTAAAAAAGTTGGTGATAAAGAGTTAATAGTTAATACTGAAATTTTTAATCATCAATATGTAAATAGAAAAGCAAAGGTTATATCTACTCCAATTATTGGTAATACAGAAATAGAAGTAAACGACGATGTTATTGTTCATCATAATGTTTTTAGAAGGTGGCACGATCAACACGGTAATGAAAGAAACAGTGGTAATTATTTTAATGAAGACACTTATATTGTTTATATAGATCAAATATTTGCATATAAAAGACATTGGAGATGGAAACCATTAAAAGGATATAATTTTATACAACCACTAAAACAAACAAACCCTTTATATAACGAAAAAGAAAAGTTAAAAGGTATAGTTAAATATACTGATGGTTGTGTAAAAGAAGGTGATATTGTTGGTTTTTTACCAATAGACAAATATGAATTTGTTATTGATGGTGAAAGATTATATAGAGTTAAATCTAATTCAATTACAATTAAATATGAAAATAAAAGAAACGAAGAAGCTTATAATCCAAGCTGGGCACAGAGCGGTTGAAGAACTAATTAATGTTGCTAAAGAAAAGATTATAACAAACACTGAAGATGATGTTAGTGCTGATAGATTAAAAAACGCTGCTGCAACTAAAAAACTAGCTATATTTGACGCATTTGAAATACTTAACAGAATACAAGAAGAAGAAAACCTGCTTAAGGGCACGACACCTGAAAAGACAGAGAAAAAAGCTTTTAGAGGATTCGCAGAAAGTAGATCTAAGTAATGTACGAGCAAAGTTTAGTTAAAGTTGTAGAACCTGTAAAGTTAACAACAATCACGAGAATGAATCGTGGTAAAAAATGGAAATATGGATATAATAAAGAACACGATATTATCGTTATATCAAAAACTGGTCAAATCGGTGAAATTATTGAAGTGCAAAATTTACGAATCGCTTTACCGAAAGTGCCAACCAACGTGTACGTGCATGCCAAGCGAAAATGGCAAAAGTTAGAATACTCTAAAGAATTAAATAAATTAAAAAATATATTTGACTGGCGTAATTACCCAGAAGAACAAAAAGATAAATGGTACGACTACATAGACGAAGAGTTTAAACGTAGAGATGAAGGTTTTTGGTTTATGAATAAAGATAAACCAACATATATAACAGGTACACACTATATGTATTTACAATGGAGTAAAATAGATGTAGGTGCACCAGATTTTAGAGAAGCTAATAGAATATTTTATATATTTTGGGAAGCTTGTAAAGCTGATAAAAGATGCTACGGTATGTGTTACCTTAAAAATAGACGATCTGGTTTTTCGTTTATGTCTTCAGCTGAAACAGTTAACTTAGCAACAATGTCTAGTGATAGCAGGTATGGTATACTTTCTAAAACAGGTAGTGATGCTAAAAAAATGTTTACAGACAAAGTAGTACCAATTAGTATTAACTATCCATTTTTCTTTAAACCAATACAAGACGGTATGGATCGTCCAAAAACAGAGTTAGCTTATAGAGTACCAGCTAGCAAGTTTACAAGAAAAAAAATAACAGCTAACGAACAGTTAGAAGAGTTAGAAGGATTAGATACAACTATTGACTGGAAAAATACAGGTGATAATAGCTATGACGGTGAAAAACTAGCTTTACTTGTACATGATGAAAGTGGTAAATGGGAAAGACCTGATAATATATTAAACAACTGGCGTGTTACAAAAACATGTCTTAG